GGGTGGTGAACCACGTTCACCCATAACCAGTAACTCTTTTGAACCAGTCAATGAACCAGTCAATGAAACATGTATTGCGCATGAAGCGCAACACAAACGCGCAGCCGTTGCCAAACCGAAAAAAACCGACACGCATTCGGCAGACCTTGCCGCATTGGAAAACATGGGCGTGGAAACGCAGCTGGCAAAGGACTGGTTGCAGACACGGAAAGAAAAACGCGCCGGCAGCCTCACACAAACCGTGATGGCCGCATTGCAGCGAGAGGCGGAAAAAGCGGGGCTGACCGTACCGCAGGCGGTGCAGGTGGCGGCGGAAAGGGGCTGGGCAAGGTTTAACGCAAGCTACCTGCATAACGAAACGCAGCCCTTTGCAGGCGGCACGCAACACAAACCGCAACCGCGCAACAACACCGTGCCAAAACACGAAAACGGAGGATGGCAGGAATGGAAATGACCGTTGAACCTACGCTGAAACGCAGCAACCCTTTGGCGATGATGCAGGAACTGCTGCGCCGTACCGCAATCACGCACAGCGAAACCGCGCATTGCGAAAAACACGGCGAATACACCGCCGACGTAAGCGCAGACGGTCGCAAATCGCCATGCCCTTTGTGCCAAGCCGAAGCCAAAGCTGCCGAACAGGCAGAGCAAGCGGAACGCGAAAACCGCCGCCTGACGGAAAAACTGGGACGCTGCGGCATACCGAAACGCCATCAGGACTGCCGCGTGAACACCTACCGCGCCGAAACCGCCAAGCAGCAGGCACTCAAAACCGCCGTAACGGAATACGTCCGCGAAATGCAGGCAGGCGGGCTGAAACGCAATTTCGTGATGCTGGGCAACTGTGGCACGGGGAAAACCCACCTCGCCTGCGCTATCGGCATGGAGGCGGTGCGGCAGTCCAAGACGGTATTGTTCGCCACCGCCAGCGAAATCATCCGCCGCGTGCAGGCTGCCCACAAATCCGACACGGAAACCGAATGGGGCATGATGCAGGAATTTGAGCAGCTGGACCTGCTGATTGTGGACGAAGTGGGCGTGCAGTACGCCACCGAAAGCGCCAACCGCATCATCACGGAAATTGTGAACGCCCGCTACAACGCCGAAAAGCCTACCGTGTTCATTTCCAATTTGGGCGCGGACGAGTTCCAGGCCGTGATGGGCGAACGCGCCATGAGCCGCATGATGGAGGACGGCTGCAAACCGTTTGTGTGCGACTGGGCGGATTACCGCAAAGGCGGTACCGCATGACGAATACCTGCCTGACCTGCCGGCACGCCGATATGCGTCGCGCCATCGCCCGATACGGACACGCCGCCCAATCCGCCTACTGCAACGCGCCGGAAACAGGCTTGCAGCAGCAATGCACCACCTACCCGCTGACGTGGGAATGCGACAAGGGCAAGTGGCAACAGGCGGCGCAAAACAGCGTTGCCGCGCGGCAAAAGCGGATAAAAGGGAGCGGCAAATGAGTGAAGCGCATTGTGACCTATTCACCGAGTTCTACCGCCGCCGCATTGCCGAATTGCAGGCTGCCCTGTGCGAAGCGCAGACGGTGGAAGAAATGAACAAAATACAGCGGGAACTTGACCCGTATTTGAAAGAAATTGGAAATGAAGATAAAGCTGCCGAAGATAAGAATGCCAAGACTGCCTGAAGATTTTGGGTTGATGTTGGTGCTCTCACCGATGTTTGTTGTATATGCGCTGGTTTACTTCCTGATGATGGCATTGATTACCTTGGTTTTTCTAACGGAAGTGGGTTACTTAACTATAGCCTACCCGTTTATTCGCTTTATCAATAGGTTATTCCCGAGTTTTGTTTTAAATGAATACTGTGCTGTCGTGGAAGAGACGTGCCAAAAATACATCAGGGTGCGGGGAAGAATCAATTCCCTTTTGTGAATATGGAGGAATTAGAGATGAAAAGCAGCCTGCACATCCGAATCAACGGCGAGCCGCGCGGCAAACAGCGGCCGAGATTTACCAAACAGGGGCGCGCCTATACGCCGAAGGAAACGCGCGGATACGAAGCGCAAATCCGCGAAGCGGCATTGAACGCCGCCGCGATACAGCAATACACCAAACCGAGTGCCGATTGCCCCGTGCAGGTGCGCATCACATCCCACTGCGCCATCCCGAAATCGTGGAGCAAGAAAAAACGCGAAGCGGCGCAGCAAGGAAAAATCCGCCCAACCGTGAAACCCGATGCGGACAATATCGGCAAAATCATCTGCGACGCATTGAACGAAATCGCCTATCACGACGACAAACAGGTGGCGGATATGTCCGTATCCAAGCGGTATGCACCCGCCGGCGAACCGTATGTGGACGTAATGGTAACGCCTCTGGATATGCAGGCGGCATGAAAGGAAAAAAATGGCACTCGAAATAACGGTTGCCAAAACCGAGAAAGGCGAACTCTTGCCACTGACGGAATATGACGAAGCGGTTAAAGGCGGCCTGAAAACTGGTAAAGCGTACAAGGTAAAAATAACGGAACAGTCCAACCGCAGCCTGCAACACCACCGCCTGTTTTTCGGCGGCCTGCTGCCCTTCGCGTTCCAATATTGGCAGCCTTCGGGCGGCATGGTGGGTGCCAACGAGCGGGACGTTACGCAATGGGTAATCCGGCACATGGCGCGGCAGGCCGGAGCAAACGAAGCAGTGATGCAACGTTATGCGGACGAGGCGCTGGACGAATTGGCGGCGAAGCGGGCGGAGAAGTTCGGGCAGCCTGCAACGGACATCGAGCAATTCCGCAAATGGTTGGTGGTGGAAGCGGGCTATTTTGACGTAGTGGAGAATCCGCACAGCATCCGCAAAGAAGCCAAGAGCATCAGCTTTGCCAAGATGGGGCAGGAAGAGTTTGAAGCGTTTTACGCCGCCTGCCGCGCGGTGGTGTGGCATCTGTTGTGCAAGAGCGGATTTGAGGACGAAGCCGCGTTTGATGCGGCGGTGGAAGAGTATATGGAGATGTGATGGGCAAAATCAGACGTGCGGCCAAAGGTAGGCGCTGCCAAGTGCGGCTGCCGGGCATTTGCAACCATAACCCTGAAACGGTGGTGCTGGCGCATTACCGCTTGGCCGGAACTTGCGGTATGGGCATTAAGCCGTCCGACCTATTGGGCGCATTTGCCTGTTCGGCTTGCCACGACGCCATCGACGAACGGGTGCGGACGGACTTATCGCATGACGAATTAAGGGCGGCACATGCGGAAGGTGTGATGCGGACGCTGGTAATTTTGGAAAAAGAAGGGCTGATTAAGGCCGGTTAAACAGGGAGTGTGGATGTACCGCAATATAGACGAGTGCCTGCGCGATGTGTACCGCTTCGGCGCGTTGCGTATCGAGCCGATGGGGAATACGGCGCAAATTTGCTACTGGGTAGAGAATAAGGGTGTAAGCCGTGGTGGTGGGCACGGGATGACGCAGCATGACTGGCATGCCAACGCCGCCATGATACAGGCGCGGGTGGAACGGCTGCTTGACCGCTTCGAGCTGGCGGCGGTGGAAATAGAATACGGCGGCGGCCGCGATGCCCACAACATCATCGACGTAACGGCATACATCGAACAGGAAAACAACGGCGTGAACCTGCTGATTTGCGATGCGCTGGTAGAGCATTATTTTACGGGGCGTCCGCGCCGTGTGGATATTATGGATAAGTATGACTTGAGCAATGGTATGTTTTATCGTCAATTCAGCAAAGTTGCAGGCTGCCTGAACGGCTTATTGATACAGGCGCGGTTCAAATTGGACGCAAATTTCCGCCAATGCGGCATTATCAGCGAAATGGATCGATTGGAAGCGTGATGCCGGCGGTGATACAAACCGCGCTATTTTTGGTATTGCTTGATAGATTGCTTGACAAAGCGGAGCTTTTTGTTATAATTAGTGTATATTCGGGACGTTTATGCGGATAGGCGAAACGTTTTTGAATTTGTGTTAGCGCAAAAGCCCCTGGGAATGGGGCTTTTGTTGCGTCTTCTATGTGGCTTAAATTTAAGCCTATGGGGAAGCCCGCGTGTATCCCTACCTAAACGAAAGCGGTTCGCGCCCGCGTTTTTGCCGTGTTCTCTCAATCGTCCGCCAGATGTATTTTGGCGGATTTTTGCATTTCAGAAAGCCCGATATGGATAAAGCGAAACGCCCCATCGGGCGACCGACAAAATACAAGCATGAATATGCTGAACAAACTTATAAATTATGCTTGCTTGGCGCAACAGACGAAGAAATAGCTAATTTTTTCGATGTTAATGTAGCCACGATAAACCGCTGGAAAAATGATTTCCCTGAATTTTGCGAGTCCATAAAAAAAGGGAAGATTCTTGCGGATGCGAATATCGCTGAACGGTTGTATCGCCGCGCCATGGGGTACGAAGCCCCTGACGTAGATATTCGCGTAGTAGAGGGTGAGATTATCGAAACGCCATTAACTAAGCATTACCCGCCAGATACGCCTGCTGCTATTTTCTGGCTTAAAAATCGACAGCGTTCAAAATGGCGTGATAAGGTTGATAATGAAGTTTCTGGAAGTATTTCAGTTCATGCTGATGTGAAACTTTCCGATTTATTCTTGAGCGATGAAGAATAAGCTACACCCTAAATTCAGACCACTAATCCAAAAGCACCGATACAAAAGTTTGCGCGGCGGACGTGGTGGTATGAAATCATGGGCGGTTGCTACTGTTTTGGTTGAGCTTGCCTGCAAAGGTCGATTTCGTATCATGTGCGCCCGTGAGCTTCAAAACAGTATCAGTGATTCCGTAATCTCTTTGCTGTCAGATACGATAGATAGGGCAGGTTATACGCAGGAATTTGAAGTACAACGTAACCGCATTATCCATCTATTGACTGGGTCGGAATTTCTGTTTTACGGGATTAAGAATAACCCTACAAAAATCAAATCTATTGAAGCTATAGATATATGCTGGATTGAGGAAGCGGAGAACGTTTCCGATGAAAGCTGGAATATCCTAATTCCGACTATCCGCAAAGAAGGGTCGGAGATTTGGCTTACATGGAATCCGAAGAATATCCTAGACCCTACCTATCAGCGGTTTGTAGTAAACCCGCCTGATGATATGGTTGATATTGTGGTGAATTACACGGACAACATCTATCTGCCTGATGTGCTACGTTTAGAGGCCGAGTCATGCAAGGCGCGTGATTATGACCTTTACCGCCACATCTGGCTGGGCGAGCCGGTGGCCGATAGTGAACTGGCGATTATCAAACCAAGCTGGATTGAAGCCGCTATTGATGCGCATGAAAAACTGGGCTTCTCCGCCGCAGGCCGGCGCATCCTTGGTTTTGACGTGGCTGACGAAGGCGATGATGCCAATGCTACCGTATTGCGGCACGGCTCAGTCGTAACCGATATGCAGCAATGGCGCGGCCAAGACGTGATTTATTCCGCTGACAAGGTTTACCTGTATGCCCAAGAGCAGAATATTGACCGCATTGTGTATGACAACATCGGCGTGGGTGCTGGTGTGAAAGCGCAGTTCCGGCGTAAAAACGGCAAGGTGCAGACGCTAGGGTTCAATGCCGGCGGTGCGGTGTATAAGCCCGATGCCAAGTACACCGACGACAAGAGAAACCGCGACATGTTCGCCAACATCAAGGCACAGGCATGGTGGATGGTGCGCGACCGCTTCTATAAAACGTGGCGCGCCGTCCATCACGGGGATAATTACCCAGAAGACCAACTTATCAGCCTTTCAAGCAGCCTGCACGAGTTGGAATACCTGACTGCCGAATTGAGCCGTCCGCAAGTAGATTACGACCAAAACGGGCGTGTGAAGGCGGAAAGCAAGAAAGACATGAAAAAGCGCGGCATCCCCAGCCCGAACCGGGCGGATGCGCTGGTCATGGCCTTTGCCCCCGTGCAGGGCGGGCTGAACATCAACCCAAAGATATTGAGCGGACTATGAGTAAGAAAAAGAACAAGCCGAACGCGAATGCCAAGGCCATGCGCCGCGCCCTGCAAAGGCTGCCTGAAAAGCAGCCTGCATCATACAGCTTGGATTTTCCAGACCTGCCGGACGGCGTAAAGCCAAACGGTCTGGCGATGGACAACAGCCCCTTAGGAAACTTCGGGGCTGATTGTTTTTTCGGCACCGGCTTTATCGGCTATCCGCGCTTGGCCGAGTTGGCGCAGATTTCTGAATACCGCGGCGTGAGCGAAACTACCGCTAATGAAATGACCCGCCAATGGATAGAAATAAAATCCGTAGGCGAAGAAGACAACAGCGAGGCTATTAAACAGATTGAGGAATGCTACGAGCGGCTGAACGTGCGGGGTGTGTTCCGCAAGGCCATTGAAACAGACGGCCTGTTCGGGCGCGGCCAGATACTGGTGCAAATCAAAGACCACGACGGCAAGCTCGCCAATCCGCTACTGCTGACC